GCTGTCGAAAGGCAATCAGCGTATAGACAATCCGATAGACAATATCCTTAGAAACTTTGACGCTGGCATCACCTCTGTGCTCACCAACGTCGTAGCCTCACGCGCTGTTCGAGATTTGCAACGCCTTGGCCTTGCCCAAAGAATTTCGACGCCCAACAGGATGGAGCCAAATCCTGACATCGTTGGTATACGGGTGGGTGGAGACACAAAGTACTACAGAGTGCAAGACGAGCTTCTTCTGGCTACGCTGGGTGCCACTGGTGACTTTCAGATGCCGGGTCTCGACCTGATGGCTGCACCAGCAAACCTTCTACGTGAGTTAATCACTAGAGACCCCGGCTTTATGGCCGCTAACATGCTGCGTGATACTTTGTCAGCTTGGACGACCTCAGGCGTCACTAGGATACCGGGACCGGGGACATTTGCAGGGTTTGTTAAAACGATTTCAAAAGACCCCAGCGCAGAGGCTTTGGAAGCTGCCGGGGTGGTCGGCGGATATGACGCCAAGCAAGACAAAGAAGCTGTCAAACTGTTCAAAAAGATTAACAGGACGCGGGGGCGGGGTGGTCTGAACCCTATAGCTTGGTGGGACAAATGGGACAAGTTATCTCTGGCATCGGACACAGCAACGAGGGTGGATGTTTACAATCAAATCCTGAAAGACACAGGTGGTAACATAGCGGCTGCTAATACAGAGGCTCTGGATGTTATCAACTTTAGTCGCAAGGGTGCCTCTCACGGTATACGTTTCTTCTCTGCCGTTGTTCCGTTCCTGAATGCACGTATTCAGGGACTCGATGTTCTGTACCGTAGTGCAACGCGAGGCGGAGTAGGCACGACATCGTCTATGACCAAAGCGCAAAGGCAGCGGCGTTTCTACATGAGGGCATTGGCAATCGTCGCTATGTCAACCGCGTATGCTATGGCATCTATGGATGACGAGGAAAACGAGTGGTACAAAAATGCTACTGAAGTAGACAAGGATAACTATTGGATTATCCCACCTACGTGGCTTGGTCTTGATACAACTCCCGACACCCCAGCGCTCAAAATACCAATTCCTTTTGAGGTTGGCGTTCTCTTCAAGGTCATACCTGAAAGGATTGTCCGCACCGTCCGTCAAGACACTGGCATGTCTGGCAACATAGGCGCTGCCCAACGTCATGTCATGGGTACTTTCGCCATTAACCCTGTTCCGCAATTTATGCTGCCGATTGCAGAAACAATCGCCAATTACGATGCGTTCACAGGGAGACAGATTGTTACTTATTGGGACGGTCGAAACGAATCATTTCTCGCCAACCCTGATTTTGTTTCACCGCTTGCAATAGAAACAGCAAGAGGCATCTATGACAACTTTAATATCCGCGTTGACGCTGAAAATATAGATCACTTAATCCGTGGTTACACAGGAACTTTGGGCAGCTACGCGCTAATGGCAGCAGATGGTGCAATGCGGTCTGCCGCTGGTATGCCCGAAAGGCCAGCGCGAAGGTTGGATCAATACCCAGTAATGAGCAGGTTCTTACAAGAGAGCCAAGGCACTGGTCCGGTGCAATCATTTTACGATGTTTATAATGAGTTGATTAATTTCACTAACACGATCAGTAGACTTGAGAAGGAAGGTAGGCTTGAAGAGATTGATGAGTATGTTGCGAAGCGACAGAATTTAGCGGTTGAAGCCGACTACATTAAATCTCTAGCCAAATCTCTTAAAGAAATAAGGGCTTTCAGAAATCAAGTTTCTTCTGACCCGGTGATGGGCGCAGACGACAAGGCTGCATATCTGAGAGAAATTCAAATTCAGATGAACGAGATTGTGTCTGAGTTGAACAAGGACAAAGAAAGAATAATTCGGAGGACTGACTAATGGATATTGAGCAGTTAAGGCTTGAGCTTGAAGATGATGAGGGGATCAAATATGAAATATATAACGATCATCTCGGATACCCCACATTTGGCGTAGGCCACTTGGTTCGAGAGAGCGATCCTGAGCATGGTATGCCAGTTGGCACCCCGATTGATGAAGCAAGAGTGGCCGAGGCATTCGAGCAAGATGTAGAGACAGTGCTGGAAGATTGCTGTAGGCTGTATTCTGACTTTGACGAATTGCCAGAAGAGGTGCAAAGAATTGTAGCCAACATGATGTTTAACCTTGGCTACCCAAGGCTTAGTGCGTTTCGGGGGATGAAGGCTGGCGTTGACGCCAGAGACTGGGATAAAGCTGCCGATGAGATGGTTGATAGCCGTTGGTACAACCAAGTCACCAACCGCGCAGAGCGATTAGTTAATAGAATGAGGAGTGTTTGATATGAAAAAATTAATGAAAGTCCGCTCTTGGGTTATTAATCGAGCGTGTGAAATTACCACATGGACTGGTATAGGGCTGATATTACTGGCCGCTTCTGTGATCATGGGGTCTTCTTTAATTCTTGCTATTCTCGCGGCGATCTGTGGTGTTATATCGATCATTAGACGCGAACAGACATGATAAAATCAGGAGGCGTTGTTATGCCCTTTAATATGGCCTTAACAGGTGGCGAAGTTATCACTATCTCCCTTTTGGTCATTACCCTGATCGTGGTACTAAGAAAATGATTCAAGCACTATTACCAAGCATACTTCCTGCCGTAACAGATATCGTTGGCAGGTTTTTACCTGAGGACAAAGAGGCGAAGGCTAAGGCAGAACGTGAGATCGAACAGCAACTCACTACGCACCTAGCAAAGATCGACCTTGCCCAACTGGATATCAACAAAGCTGAAGCGTCTCACCGTTCTATCTTTGTGGCTGGTTGGCGTCCATTTATCGGTTGGTCATGCGGTCTGGCAATGTGCTTTAACTTTTTGATTTTTCCACTGGCATCTTTCGTAATGGCGCAAACCGGGTACTTGATTGAGTTACCCAGCTTGGACATGGAACAAATGATGCCTGTGTTGATGGGTATGCTCGGATTGGGTGGCCTCAGAACCGTGGAAAAGATCAAGAAAGTTTCGAAGTAGTCAGGTTAAAAATAACCTATGAGCGCTCTGTTTATAGAACGGATAATGCAGCCACTGTATAGACGATTCTGTAAATGGGGCGATCATCCTACGCAATTGGCACATCTCTATCTTGGCACAAAAGACCTCGAAGATAACTTCGACGTTATCCGCGCTGAATACAATAAAATCATCAAGCGCTATGACGACTTTGCTCCATTCCAAAACATATCGCCACATCAGACCTACATATCGAACGATGATAAATGGCGCTTGTTCTTTCTGAAGGGGGCTGGTGTCTGGTTCCCAAAAAGCTGCGAACAGATGCCAGAAACGGCCAAAATAATCAGGCGAAACAAGGAAATAGTGAGTGCATACATATCTGTTCTAGGCCCCAGAAAGAAGCTAACACCTCACGCTGGCCCATACTCCGGGGTGCTACGTCTCCATCTTGCCCTTGATATTCCGCATCAACAGAGATGTTACATCGATGTGCATGACAAAAGACTTCATTGGGAACAGGGTAAATGTATTTTGTTTGATGACACGTATATACATTCAGCGGTCAATAATACTGACAGCCTTAGGTCTGTATTGTTTATCGATATACTCCGGCCTTTACCGCTGCCGCTACATCTTGTGAATGTAGCGCTGATAAAAATGGCTCGGATGTTTTCCTATATCAGGATACCTTTGGCAAATCATAAGAAGTGGCAGAGAGTTTTTTACGATGGCTAGAAACTACAAGAGCGAATATAAAAAATATCACTCGAAGCCAACCCAACGCACGAACAGGAGTTCTCGGAATAAAGCTCGTAGGAAGATGGTCAGCGCTGGTAAAATTAAAAAGAGTGATAAGAGAGACGTACATCATAAAGATGGAAACCCACGCAATAACTCTATGAAAAACTTACGCGCCCGTCCTAAAAGCAAGAACAGGTCACGTAAGTAACAATTAAGCAGCTATGGTAAGTTTGGACACTACGTTGTCAAGGTAATCGGGAGCGAACTTCGCGTACACCCTTTCCGTAATTCTGCTGTCTTTGTGTCCTAACAGCTTTGCAACCTCAATGATCGGAACACCATCACGTACAAGGTTTGTTGCGACTGAGTGACGAAGAACGTGTGGGGTAACGCCCTCTAATCCACAATCCTCAAGAATGTTTGACCATGCTTTCCGCATATCACGAATGCGTCTGCCGTTGTTCGAGATGACAAACATACTATCACGCTCTATCCCTGACAGGAGGGTTTGCATCTCTGGTGAGATCGGTACCACTGCGCGGTTTTTGCGCCTGTTTCTGCGATCACGCTTGTCTCTGAAGTCAATCACTCCTTCTTTCCAAACTACCTGAGGCCATTGAAGAGAGAGGATTGCTTCTTTGCGCTGCCCTGTGAGCAGAGCAATAGCAACAAAAAGAAACACATGCGGGTATCTTTTCGATGCTTCAAGAAACCGAAGACACTCCTCCTTGTCCAGCCACATCTTCCTTGGCTCGGGTTCAGGCAATCTCTTAATAACAATTACGCGGTCAATTATTCCTTCCGCGTTTGCCCACCTCAGCGCTGCGCTCAATACGCCCAACTCTCGATTGATTGTTCCGGCACTAGCGTCTCTTTTTTTTGTGTAGTCAGAGACATGCTTACCACTGAGTTTATTGATTGGAATGTTTCCAAAGTGAAGAGCCAATCTCTTCCAAGCTATGGATGCCCGTTTGTGATCGATTGCTACGTGATCAACGTGGTCAGTGATGTACCTATTTACGATTTGCTCAACAGATGCTATCTTCATATTAGGATTTCCTTTCAAATCCTGTGTCACCTCAGATACGGGGGAAAGCGTCTAGTCAACGCTTTCCCCCTTTTTGATTTCGTGAATGTCTATCTCATAGCCCAATTCGTGAAACAATCTTTCCACGTAGCAGAAACCCACATTTGTTTTTCCGCTCTCAAAATTAGCTATTGTGCTGGCGCTGGTCGTAGCAGGAGCGCCTAAAGCCTCTCTTGATAATTTGGCCTTTTTTCGTAAATCAAAAAGTTCTTGGCAAAGCCAGTGTTTGCTCATTTCTTTTTGCCTTCCACCTCATCGACGTAACGCTCCGCTGCTTCTCTCACGACTGAGGCTGCTGTTGCATTTTTATTCAATGCTATTTCTCTAATCCGAGTGATAAGCCGAAGCGGGAAAACAATGTTCCAAGTTTTACTTGGCTCTGTCATCCGACGAGGTCGGTTCTGTCGTCCCGCCATTGTCTACCTCCATTATCCTTTCATAAATATCTTCTGCTACCGCCGCGTACCCAGCTATATCAATGTGAGAATCAAGTTTGGGTTTATTCATGCACCGTGCAACTTTTACCAGTCCCATCATCATGGCAGCATCGTATGCGGTCAAAGGGTTGCCAGACCACTCCCTGCCAGCGATCCATTCGTTCCAAAGATTGGCGATCCGAGTGTGATTGACAAATGCATCACCGTAGTCTGTATGCTTATCGCCGCACACATTTTCGATTGCACCCTCTAAAACATTCATCTTTTTTTCATGCATGATTACCTCTGCTTTCAAATTCACCTAGTAAATCAGCCCATAGCTTCTGTGCATCTTTGTTAGAAGAAAGTTCTATGCGACTGTGTATGTCGCAATGTTGACGCACAGCCATTGCAGCAGCCTCTTCGTTCTTCTCAAAAATCAAGCCTTGATCAAATAACCAGTCTTGAAACGAATCTTCTCGGCACATCATTCCAGCTTGACCAACAATCTTGTTGGCTTCCCGCACACTCGGTGGAGTCATAATCGTATCGTCGTCGTCCAATCGCGCCATTCCAACCATGTATCTCGATCCAATCGGGTCAGACATCAGATCAGCAGGAATATCATTTGGATGCACAACAAGTGTTATGGCAATGCCATCCTTGGTCTGGCGCAAAGCCGTTTTTATCGCTTCAAGTCCGTAGCTGTTTTCTTGAATTGTTTTATCCATTCTTCTGGGTCAACTCCTTGCAAAGCCCACCACCTGTGTTCGTTGCCGTGAGCATGAAGCTCCTTATGATGCATATCACATAGTGGAACTGTCATGTCGTCAGGCACCTTGAGAGACATCGCAGCGGGTGTTGTAAATCTAACATGATGAGCAACGGTGTAGGGTGAGCCGCATATAATACACGCCTCTTCC